CGTTGAATAACGGCTCTATAATCTTCAGCAGTAACAAGTCTTTGTTGTGCAGCAAACGCAATAGGAGCATTTTGTCTAACAGATTCGATTGATTGACGTGCACCGCCGACGCCAGAATTTGCAATTGTCGTAACGTTTAACGCGTAATTTGATCCAGCAACCGATACCGTATTAGTTGGAGAAAAGAGTGATGCGTTATTTGCTGCAGCACCTACACAAGAAAGATAAACTACTTCGATCTTGTTACCAGCCTCCGGAGATTTACCAAATGAAATACCATCACCAAAGTTTAGTTCGTAAAAACCATTTGGCGCTTCTGAGATTTGATAATAGCGTGATAGCGAATTTACTGAAACAGCATTTGTAATAGGAGTATATGTTACGAAGTTAGAACTTGATGGCGTATCATACACATAAACTGCAGCCGTCGTAGTATCAATGGCTTCATCTTGAATAACATAAAGTTGTCTTTCGCCAACTTCACCAACATAAAACGTTTTTGTTTTCTCACTACCTTCAAAGATTTGAATTGTAGATTCACCATTAGCATTTAAAAATTGATAAAACCCATCGCCATCATCAGTCGCAGTATAATCTTCTATGGTACGAAACGTATATGTCGTATCACCAGCATCAGCCGTAAATGTTGTACCAGCGCCAATAACTACAGAACCAGGGCGGCCCGCGACGCCCGACAGGTTCAAACTTAGATTTACTTCGGCACGAGAGGATGTACGTGAACGAGGAACATAACCAAGTGTTGCAGCATGAGAAACCACAGAACTTCTTAGCTGTGCTGTTGACAAGAATGCTTCATTCAATGCAAAGTTAGCAGTCAAAGCATTATAATGTGTATTATATGCAAGTACATCTAAAATATTTGAAAGACCAGAAGCTTCGAAGTTATAGTCTTCAAACTCAGGTTGCTGAGCAAAATAAGTTTTAAGTGAGTTTTTGATATTATCAAAATCTAATTTAGTATTTTGTACAGTAGTTGCCATATTATCTCAGCCTTGATAAGGATGTTTCGACCGTAACAATTTCGCCGACATTTACAATACCAAAACGAACGGTTACATCTATTGAATTATTATCTATGTTATCACTTACAGTTACTTTATCAAGCACGGCTCTTGGCTCATAGTTTTGAATAGAAGCAATGATTGCCTGTTCAATTTCATATGAAGTTCCGTCATCCATAAGTTCGAATAACGCATTACCCAAACCTCCACCAAATGATGGAAAGAAAGGGCGCTCTCTAAAACCTGTGGTTAAGATATTCTTAACTGCCTGTTTTACGGCTGCAGCATCTGTCTTTTTAAATATATCGCCATCAGAACGTGGTTCAAATGACAAATCAATATCTACATAATTTTTACTACGAGACGTGACGACACTACCTGATGTTAGGTTGCCATCTTCGACTGCAAAGTTACGTGTGGTTGCCATAAATGTATTCCAGATAATTTGTATTATTTATAATTTTATTCAAGCAATTCTGCTAGTTCACCTGAAGTTTGTAGATTTCCATTGTATCTTGTTTCAAGTTCTTTTTTAAATCTTGCTTCGTAGTTTGAATTTACTACCGGCATTTGTAAAATTACATGACATTCTAAACTTTTATCTGGGTTAAACGTGTCATAATCTAATATAATCTTATCGAATAGGATACTATCTTTCCAATACACAGCAAGATCAAACATAGCAATATGATCCGGGTTACCATTACCGTCAATAAGCTGATACACCACGACTTGACCTTTTGTTGCCAAATCATTTAAACTTCCTGACGTAAGCTTTTCGCTAGGACCTTTTTTATATAATCCTTCTACAACAATGAGTCGATTATTAGCAAATTTACCAGTATCTGTATTGACCGTATTCATCGCCATGGCCTGAAGATATAACTGACGTGCAATCTGTAGCTTATCAGCATCAGATGTAATATGATTTAGATTTGTTTTTTCACCTGCACCACCAAGGAACTTGCCGATGCTTACACCCTTTGCTAGTTTAGTACCCGAATAGATCCGTACCGCATTATTAGGATTAAACACCGGGTCAGGTACAATCTTACGAATTCCTGGATTTGGTGTATAGTATGAGTGATAAAAATTAAAGTCGCTCATCGTGGACCCGCTCCTTTATCCACTGGACCAACCGGTCCTACAATAGTATTGTTCTCGCTGACAGTTGGTTTAGAACTTGCAGTACGACCGATCTTCTTAGGATTTGGTGAACTGTATTCTGGATTTAGTTTGCCTTCAGCAATTTGTATCGATGTAAAGTCGGTATTGTTTAACGTAGCATTGTCACGCATTTTAGATCTAACTTCGCTTGTAGTTAGATTTCTATCAGTTACGCCACCAGTCAAATCAGTTTTATTAATAAGTTTCTTTAACTCACCTTCAGGATCTACTAATACATCCTGAATACCATAGGCTGATTTTTGATATGTATTTGCTACATCAAGATTTGGAATAGCAGTCGCCTTAATATCATCAGCGAGAACATCGGTGTTAATTGCATTATTTGTAATTGGAGCTCCTGGCGCACCTACATTACCTGCAGATCCTGCGTCTGTGTCCGGATCAGAATACAGTTGGTGCCTGGACTGTCGCGTTTCTTCTGCAACACCATCAAGATCACCATGAAACGTAGGTGCAGTCATACTATTACTTGCTACAATATCACCGTCAACTTCAATACGCACAGCACGAATCGTATCTACGTTAATTGTACCAGATCCGCCGTCACCATCGCCTAACCATAAAGTATTCCCTAAATGATGGTTATATGAATATAGTACAATATTTTCACCACCAAACGTACCAACATCGCCAAAGACCGATAGGTTCGTAGCATGAATGTTTGTATCAGGTGACGTCATGTTCTGACGTGTCTCTGACGTAATACGTTGAGATCCAGACGCAAAGATACCCATGTCACCTTCATTAGCAATCTCAAACTTACCTTTTACTGCAGCAGTATAGCCACCAAGAATCGTATCGATCTTTGTCTCTGCAACAGTATTTGATTGGTGTCCTTTTACAGTAGTGCCTTCGTTTAAACCAATGTTTGTTCTTTTTGCACCATCGATTTCTGAAACAAGATCACCATTAATAATTTGTGTTTTATTACCACCTACAGATAGGTTATAGTCTCCGGCTACATCAACGTTAAGATCACCCTGGTATGTCATATGAGCATTACCTTCGACCACTACATGCTTATCATTTGCACAACTAATAAGAACATCATCGATACTGCTTATATAAACCGTACCATCAGGCTTAATCTCTACACCAGATCCTGACTTATGCCGAATCATAATACGTTCATTTGTAAGCGTATCATCTAATTCGATTACATGACCGCCCGGAGTTTCCCATACCTGATTCTTAGGATATACTGAATATCCTTGGGCTGCTGCAGCTGCTTCAGGAATTTCAGAAGAAAGATCATAGTTTCTTTCAGTTCCTAAAGTAGGTATACCACCGTTTGTGGATAATTCATTACGAATTAAACCACGTGCAGCCTGGTTTAGTGAAGACTGATAATAGTATGCAGTCTTCGGATACAATCCACCTGGGTCTTGATATCCTACAGGATAAACGCCTTCGCTATATACTGAGTTACCATATATAAGCTGGCGCTGTTCTATTTCATCGTTTTCTGTTGTCATGATACCACATTATTTGCTCTAGCTTGTGCGATTTGCGCAGGTGAAAGGGGTTGGGATGTTCCGATTGTCACGTTACTCTTATTAAAAGTATTACGAATGTATTTAGATACGTCAAATCCTGGATCGATTTTATTATTTGGATCAGTATCATTATGTCCGAATACCTGACCGCCAGGAAATACTTTATAAAACGTATTTAAAAATTCATTCATAGTCTTTGTTTGAGCTTCTGTAAACGATTCCGAACCTGCCGGTGGATTTCGTAGACCAACTGCAGATGGAACAGTGTACCCACCAACAAGGCAAACACCGATACTTAAGTTATTATGACCATTGGCTTTAGCATGTGCACCAGTAATATTAATCGGCCGGCCACGTTCTATTGTTCCATCACGACGAATGACATAATGATAGCCAATCCCACTGAATCCACGTTGTCTATGCCATCCATGTATTTCTTCAGAACCAATATCTTGATCCAAATATGTTGCAGACCAATGGATAACAGTTTCACTAATATCTCTTGTAGCTGATCGCATATCCGCTTCAAGTTCTTGTACACCGCCTAGTCTTGTAAAATTGTAATTAATAGGGCTCGATGCGTTTGAGCGATTTGTGATTGTCGTAGTTGCAACACCTTCCCATCCATTCGCATTTGAACCGATATCAAAGACTGGCAGCGTCGTTGATCCTGTATATGTAATTCGTGTTGATATTTTTGTATCAATGTTCAACAATCTTTCTTCGATAACCGAATATGGTTCATTTGAATTTTGCGATACAAGTAGAATTGCTTCTGCATACTGCCCATTTGATAACAAACGAATGGCGTTGTTTAGCTCAGCGCCTAATAACTTACCTCCGGTAAGATCGTTAATAATCAATGCTACCGGACTATCAACAACGTCAACAATTGCTTGTAGTACTTTATCAATTGCAGTACCAAGATTTAGATCTACTTTTTTGTTGAACTCAGCAATAATAGGATTTAGTACTTCTGATAAGACTCTTCCAAACGCTGCCTGTACAAATTGTTTTGAGCCTGCAGATTGTAAGGTTTCTACTGTACTTAAGAGTTGCGATACGTTTTTGCCAGTTGCTTTTGATAAGAGTACCGCCATGGCATTCGACGAACTACCACCATAATAACTCTTTAAAAATGCAGAACCTGGATTAGTACCTGTTAATACAGCAAGTGTTCCAAGGGCTGTTAATACATCAGTAAACTCTGCATGGCCGCCACCAAGGTTAGTAAAGGCGTCTTCAATGTTTTCAATTAGAGTATCAAGGAAGCCTTCAACTTCTGATGTTAAAGCTACTGTAGCAAGGCCAAAGAGATTATCACCTAACTGACCGCTATAGTCTTCTAATTGGCTTATTGCCTCAAATCCGTTAACTTTTTGCCCTACTGTTTTGCCTACAGTTGACGTTAACTTTGCATTATATTCACCCAAAACTGTAGGAGCAGCACTGGCAAAATCGGCTGTACTTAACCTTTGATTATAACTTGATAGCGCAGAGTTAACCCTATTAAAACTAACCATTTGCATATTCCTCATATACAGCCAATCCGCTGTTGATCCTACGAGATCTTGCAGCGCCAGAACTTCTTTCGTATTGCGCATCAAATATGGTTGCTGCAGTTTGTACCGTGTTTGCTTGTTTTAAAGCATCACCAGCTTTTTTATTTAAACTGCCTGAATGACTATCAGCGTTATTTAATTCCCATACGATAAACTGCAATTGATCTTCAAACGTACTAGATTGCCATGGTTTACCATAAACCTGTTCAAATATATTTCTACGGCCAGGATGCCATTGTGCAATACCTGCAGCCTTCCCACCGTCTCCCCTGGGCCCGTGTGGAGGTAATTCAGTTCCTGATTCTACAATTAAATTGCCGACCATACCTGCAGCTTGCTTTTCGCTAAAGCCTCGACTCGTAAAGTAATTAAACGCTCTTTCAACATTTGTAGAGCCAACTGTACCAGCACCGATTGGTACTACATTGGGTTCAGTCGTAAGGCCAGCTGCTCTTGCAAGAGCAGGATCTACTTGACCGACGCCATAACCTATGCTATACGTGGAAGTCTTTAGCTGCATACCTGATAACTGCTGTTCAGATGGTATTTCAATCTTTGGCATTACGCCAACGACGCATGGCAATTGTGATTCTTTACCGTCTAAAAACATACCAAATACCTGTGCACCTGGTAAAATTTGTGGCAGCATACCGATACCCGATGTACCGCCTGAATGTGTACCCTGTAAGACGGTCGCCCATGGTAATGCATGATTAGGAATAGCAATATGATCTCTGGAATGAATACCAAAAATTCTCACCTGCACTCTTCCCAGTTGCAGAGGATCTAGATTATTAGTTGCTACACCAATAAACCACCTTACGTTATCTCCGTAATGTTCCATCATCTGACTGCAGTGTTTCCTCTGTAATTAGCGATCTTTACAAGACTTAACCCAACGCTATATCTGTCTTGCGTGAACGAATGTTTAGAAGCATATACTAAATAGTCGCCGCTACGTTTGCGATCATATATCTCTCTGTGTTGAGTAATGTCAGCAATAGAAACGACTGACAAGGTTCTTCCAATAGTTTTATGGCCGCCTTGTGGCATGAAGTTAAGGCCAGGTACCGTTATTTCTAATATAGATTTACCAAGAAGATTGCGTACTGATTTCTGGATACTCTTTGCTGCGTGCTTTGATGCCGAACTCTCTTCATATATATTCCTTGAATCGTAGTACGTATTTGCTGTAGCGATCTTATGTACACGCTTTGACTTATATTCGCTAATAGGAATTTCATTAAAGGTTGTTCTTGTATCAGCTGCAGGATATGCATTAGTTTGTAATAGATTTTTCATTACTTTGTCTAAATCATAGGCAACGTTAAACTCTAATCCATGTGTCGTGTCTACAAATTCATACAAAGCACCTACATCGCCATTACCAATTAGTTCTAGTGTATTAGCATTCTTTGGTGTTTTCATATGAGATATAGATTTACTTAAGTCTGAACCGCTGCTTGGCAATGATTGTGTTAACTGACCAGAATAAAAATACGGACCATCTACATTAATCGGTGGTTGTTGTATGAGCGTGTATAGATCAAAGAATCTAAAGTTATTATCAGCAAGTGATGCAAAGCAAAAGAATGGTGTACCAGTTAAACCGGTAGTTCTTTTCTTAATAACCTCAATGGCTTCGAGCGGCGTTAAGTTTGGCACGATATATCTAAATGCAGATTGTAATTCATACGACGTAGATTTTGTAATAGCTTGTGCAGCTACTTCAGGTATTTCGCTTGCTGTATCCCAGTTTTGTTCTTGTAGGATATTAGCTTCACCTGCTCTAGATACTCTTTTACTTGATCCATAATTATCTCGTAATATATCACCGATAATTTTACTTGGCTTACCCTCATACATTTTATTTACATTCACAAGCGAGCTGTAGTATGCATCGTAATCAATAAGTGCAAGAGTAACAACGTCTGTAGTATCGGTTGAAGGAACAATGGAATTAACCTGCCTTACGATAAACCGTTTAACTACCCTATGCGAAGTATTATGCAGCTTTAGTTGTATATCAACGTATTCTGTACCCTGAAAATCTATGATTTCAATAACACGGCCGCCATCGACAAATGTCAAAGATCCTGTCAAATAAGCTCTATCGAGATGCTCAAAGATCTCAAGTTCAACCATAGATGTAGTAATATCTACATCATGAGCATTACGCTGAGTTGAGAGTATAATAGATTCTAATTCATACTCATGCGGATCGTTTGGTACATAATCAGGCATCTAAAAATTTATCCTGGTATTCATTAAATACATCACGAACAACATCAGGCTTCAATACACTAATTGATTTAAGCTCGTCATTCTTTGTAATAAAGTAATCAAAATTACTAATAGGTGTATATGCACTAGGTCTTGCGTCATATGGATTGATATCGACCTGCTCTTTCTTATCGTTGACAACGGTTTCCCAATACCGTGTCGCATTCTTTTCTGAGATAGAACTAATCAGTGTAATAGACTGGACTTCCTCGCCAACCTGTGAGGTAAGAACCTCAGATCCATTAAAATACTTTGTTCCTTTAATCGTTAACTGCCCGAGATCTAAGTTTCTATGCACGATAATGCCGGTTTCACCTGATGTGGAACCAGTTACAGTTTGACCAACCTTAAAAATACCGGTGAGATTGCTTCGTGTTTCGACGACAGTATCAGGAAATTGTTTATTAATTAGTTTTAAAAGTGTGTCATAAGATAAAGGCCACCCTTGTTCTCTAAGAGTACTATTCAATAGAAAGAACGTCCAATAAAAATCTGTAGAACCATATAGCTGCTGTGATACCTGGTCAGGTCTGTCGCCTTCTTGAATATTATGATATGTATAAAACGATAGATTATCCTTAATCTGATCAATAACATCTACATATGCACTTAGATTCTGAAATCTAACAGAAGGAATGTTTAATCCAAAATTATAATCAGTCAGCGGAAAGTTTTTAAAATAAGTAGACATTATGGAGGTCCTTCTGCGTCGTTAGTTAAACTATTAAAAAATTCTTCATAAATGTCTTTAAAGTTTTTACCGTAAACATTAAATCCGTGTTTAATATCATCTTTATCTAATGTTCTAAATTCAACCAAGTTAAGTGTCAAATCTATTTCACTAAATTCACCGTCACGATAGAACGACATAGTAGTTGCGTTATAGTTTGTATTCATTGATTGTATATAAGCTGGAAGAAGTTGTGCTCCAATATCTTTATTTCCGTATCTCATACGAATACCCATTTTATTTGGGAACTTATATCCGACTGGTAGACTTCGGCCACCAGCGACGACCTTGATAGGTTCTGGATATATCTCTTGCCTAAACCAGTCGACAATGTCACCTATTTCTCTTGCTTCTCTTTGTGACCTTGGTAAGAATTTAAATGAGAACGAATGCTCTCTAGGTCTAACAGATTTAAACACCGCACGAATATTAGGATTAACTACTGTACCTGTCGCACTTGATACCACACCTCCTGCAGTTGAACCTAATTTTTTAGCGGCTCCGGCTGCAGCTACACGTGCAATATCTGGACTATTCAAATTCGATAAGATAGAACCGATACCACCTGTGCCTAATGCCGAAGACAAAGCTCCGCCAAGAACCGATCCGCTGCCTCTGCTTAGACTTTGACGTGCCGCTTCACCAGCAATTCCAAAAGAAAATGTATTGTCAAACTCTACGCCATCTTGTACAGCAATTGCTGCAGGTAAATATAATTGTACGGTCTCACCGGTTGTGACAGACCCCGATTGAAGGCTGCTAAAGAATATATCACCGAGATCTCGTATATCTGTGCCACCGCCGCCTTCATTATCCATCTGCCGTTGAAAGGCATCAGTTTTGATCGTAGGTGGAATTTCTATAAGCTGCGTAAAATAGATTACACCTTTATAGTCATCCTGATTCTCGAGAGGAAATTTATATTTTGGCATATTTTTTCCAATAAATACTTAAAAAACTTATGACTATTTATATGGAAACTTATGGCATACTCAGGCAAATACAAACCAAAGAACCCAAAGAAATACAATGGAGATCATACTAACATTGTATTTAGATCAATGTGGGAAAGGCATTGCTTTAAATGGTGTGATGATAATCCTAAAGTAAAGGGCTGGTCTAGCGAAGAGATAGTTGTACCATATTATTATGATGGCGATAAACGTTATCATCGTTACTTTCCTGATCTTAAAATTGTCTTAGAAGATCGTACTATACTTGTAGAGATTAAACCTGATAAAGAGACTAAACCACCTACCGGCTCTAAACGAACAAAGCGTTATATCACAGAAGCATTTACATATGTCAAGAATATGAACAAATGGGAAGCCGCAAACAGTTTTGCAAAGGATCGTAACTGGGAATTTCAAGTATGGACCGAGCATACATTGCAGAACATGGGTATTATGCCTAAACCGCTGAAGAAATTAAAGCCGCTAGGTCCTGTGAGAAAAAAGAAAAAATAACATATAAATACTCGTATGGCAAATATATTTCAAAAACTAGAATATGAAGCATTTAGAGCAGGGATCAATCCTCGCACAAAAGAGTCAATGAATTGGTTTAGACGCAAAGCGCAAGCTATGGGTAAAGTCAATCGTTCTCAATTGATGAAGGAAGATCCTATTGAGCTAAAGAATCGTGGCATTGCAGGCAACATGTATATGTTCTTTTACGATCCTAAAACAAAGGATGACCTGCCGTATTACGATAGCTTTCCGTTGACAGTAGTGGTTGGTCCTGCACCAGGCGGATTCTATGGATTAAATCTACATTATCTACCTGTACCACTACGTGCAAAAATGTTAGATAGTCTTATGGATATAACAAACAATAGAAAATATGATGAGACTACAAAATTCCAGGCGACGTACAATACACTTAAAAGAGCTTCGAAGTTAAAATATTTTAAGCCATGCTTTAAACACTATCTTAATTCAAATGTAAGAAGTAGGTTTGCATACGTACCTCCGCCTGAGTGGGAGATCGCTACGTTTCTACCAACCGCAGATTTTCAAAAGTCTGGCAAATCTACTGTATACAAAGATTCAAGGGCTGCTATCTAATGTCATTTTCTGTAGATGAACTTAAAGGTGCAATTAGCCGTGGCATTGCTTCCCCTAATTTATTTAGAGTATATCTTCCTGCTTTACCTGGTATCGTCAGTACTCGTCAATTAAATTTATTGTGTAAAGACGTGCAGCTTCCAGGTCGCCAGATACTTACGAATGAACGTATCGTTGGTATGAAACAAGTTAAGCAAGCATATATGTATGCTCAGGATGATGTGACATTGACGTTTCATGTTACAAATGATTATGCGGTCAAAGAGTATTTTGAATATTGGCAAAGTCTTATTATAAACTTTGATACTAAAGATTTGAATTATCCTGACGAATATGGTTTTGAAGTGAGAATAGAACAATTAGAAAAAGGCGCTGCTCTTGATCTTCCGATTGATATTAATTTTAATATCGGGCAGCTGAACGTAGACATAGATATTGATTTATTTACGAGTGCAAAATCTGTGTACACATGCGTATTAGACAAGGCGTTTCCTACAACCATGAACGCTATACAGTTTAATAACGAACAAAATGGAATGGTTGAATTGAATGTGCAATTATCATATAAAGACTGGAGATCTGTATAATGGCTTTACCAAAAATTAATAATGTACCAAAGTATGACGTAGTAATACCCTCAACGAAACAAGCAGTAAGATTTAGACCGTACCTTGTAAAAGAAGAAAAGGTTCTTATGCTTGCGATGGAATCTCAGGATCAAGGTCAAGCAATGAATGCCGTTGTTGACACCATTGAATCGTGCGTACAGGATACTATTGACAAAAACAAACTTACAACGTTTGATGTAGAATACTTGTTTACACGTATTCGAGCCAAGTCAGTAGGTGAAACTACAAAGGTAGGTTTAAAATGTAGTGAATGCGAAACATCAAATGACGCTATTATTCCTATCGAAGCTATTCAAATTGAAGTGCCAGAAATAGAGTCAAAGGTGGCTATTACTGATGAGCTTACGCTATCGTTGCGTTGGCCTAGATATAACGATCTTTTAGATCTTGGACAATTTGAATCGCAAACAGAAATGACATTTAAAATGGTTTCTCGTTGCATTGAAGCAGTTGAGACTCCACAAGAAAGAATTGATTTTAGAGATGAATCTGAAGAAGAGATTATGGAGTTTATCGAATCACTAAGTGGAGATCAGTTTTCAAAGATTCGCGAATTTGTTGAGGCAATGCCAACCCTAAAGCACGAGCTAGATTATAAGTGTAAATCATGCGGACATGAAAATCATATGACGCTCCAGGGTATGAACGATTTTTTGTAATATGCCTTTCTCATGAATCATTAGTTGGATATTTTAAAACGAATTTTGCTTTGATGCAACATCACCATTATTCGTTATCTGAAATAGAAAACATGGTACCCTGGGAGAGGGAAATTTATTTAACACTGCTTATTGAACATATTAAAGAAGAAAATGAGAGAGCAAGAGACAAGAGTTTGAGCAAATAAATGGCTGATACAACACTAAACGATCTTATACACGTTATGCGTTCAGAAATGAAGCAGACCGATGACCTTATTGACGCTCAAACGGAAACGACTAAATCGGTCGATGATTTAACTGGCGTACTTGTAAGAAAATTTTTTGGTGGAGATAGCCTAGAAGATAAGATAGAAGGCAGTAGTAAAACCGGTGGTACTACCGGAGCTGGTATTAGTAAGGCTCTTGAAAAAACTACTGGCTCTATTGGTTTAGGAGATCTTGCTTCTTTATATGGTGCACTAAGACTGTTAACTAGCCCATTGGGCATTGCATCTTTAGCATCGCTTACCGGCTTTGATGCTGCTCTTAAAGCTTTAGATCTTCCTAGACTAGTTAAAAATGCAAAAGCGTCTCTTACCGCACTTGGAACCTCGCTAAAATCTATAACAGAGTTTAAGCTGCCTAAATTACCTAAAATAACATTTGAAGATGGGAGCTGGGGTAAAATAAAATTGCCGCAAATTCCTATTCCTAGATTTATTACCTCTGCTGGTGAGGCCATTGGTGAATTTATTGATTTTAAAATTAGGCTACCAGTAATCAATTTTGTTGATGCAGCTGGAACAAAGATTAGTGACTTTATAGATTACAAGATCAAGCTACCAGTAATCAATTTTGTTGACGCTGCTGGAACAAAGATAGCAGATTTTATTGACTATAAGATCAAGCTACCAGTAATTAATTTTGTCGATGATGCTGGTAAAGCAATAACTAACTTTATCGATTTTAAAATTAAGTTGCCAGCAATCAATTTTATCGATGACGCTGGTAAATTTATTGATAATATTAAATTTAAATTGTCAGTACCAGCAATAAGTTTTTTAAATCAGGCTGGTGACAAAATAAGTAAAATAGATCTTAAGGTCCCAGAAATTCCTAAGATAGGATTTTTAAGTGCCGTCGGTGACTATGTAAGTAAAATTGATCTTGAATTACCTAAGTTTCCAAAAATATCATTTGGCGTAGGAGAAGACGGTGTTAGTATTGCCGAGAAGTTCGCTGGTGCATTTGGTAAAGTTACTGATTTCCTTGATAAAGCTTATGGATTTTTAAAACCTTTACTTAAGCCTATAGAGCTTGTATTGAAAACCGTATTGAGACCCTTTACGCAAATATTGATAAGCGTTATAGATTTTGTTACAGGGTTTTATGACGGATTTACTAGCGAAGAAGAAGGCGCTACCTTCGGAGAGAAGTTAATAGCAGGTATTGAAGGAGGTCTTCTTGGGGTAGTTAAAGGTATTACCGAAGCGTTTGACTTGCTCTTTATAACGATACCTGCCTGGTTGCTTGAAAAGTTTGGTATGGAAAACGCTGCAGAAATCTTAAGAGGATTTAGTTTTACTGACATGGTTGATCCAGTATGGAATGGAATCAAAAACGTAGTAAGGTTTGTCGGCGATAACTTTGGACTAATGAGAGATCTAGTCGCAGCTGAATTTAATTACCAGGTAACACGAATCACTAATGGATTTAAAAATGCTTTTGATAAAGTGTTTAATTTTATTAATAACCTTGGTGATGAATTATATATTATATTATCTGAATCATTGCAATTCAGCTTCCCTGGAATAACAATACCTAAACCAACATCAAGCCTTATTCCAGACTTTATAAAAGACAGATTTCCGTTTGAAGTAATGCCAACATTTTCTGTGGGTCTAGGAGACGACTCATCACGGGCCGTAGCTCGATCTAGAATTAATGCTAATAATTCTTCTACAGCAGAACGCGTTAGCACAAGAGATTCTGAAACGGCAGCGGCTCTTCAGGCTGTACAAGCTATAGCAAGCGAACTGGGCAAAAACTTTCAGCAGGTAGTTATTAATAATATCGATAATAGCAACACTGATAACAGTAATAGCTCCACTACTACTGCAGTTGCAACCGGTAATAATAATGACGGGTTTGCGCTTGTTCAATAAATCAAAAGGGAGGCCTTCCTAGGTGCCTCCCTTTCTATATGCATTTCACGTATGCATCAACCGACTGGGTTATCCGGTACCAGTGCTTTTACCGACCTAAAGTAGAGGGCCACTTCCTCTTTAGGATTTTTAGTCGGCTTCAGCTAATTTTGCAAAATAGCTTAGAGTGTCATCATCGTCTTCGACTTTGATATTCTCTGCCGCCACCGGTTCGATGCGTTGCGGTGATGGAGCAGACTCAGGTTCATTCATCTGAGTGTTTTGCGACATAGTCATCGCACCCATACCAGCAACCTCACCGAGGATGGAACTCAGTTTAGTTTTAAGTTCATCGTATGTCTTATAACTTGAAGGATCTGACCATTCGGATAGATCATACATCTTATCATAGACAGCTTCTAGCGCCGCATCATCGCCACCCAAGAGTGGAGCTGGACGAGCAAACTCAGATTTGTCATAGTTACGATAACCTTCGACATTACGAATCTTAAGTTTAAAGTCTGCACCTTCCCACATATCAAATGGATTTACTGCATCTTCATCAGCAAATTCAGGCTGCATCATATCCATAATTTTGTCATGGATTTTCTTACCAAACTGATACAAGAAGACTTGGCCTTCACGCTCAGGATTAGATGGATCAGATACAACATAGACATTAGTTACGTAATGCAACCGACGTTTTTGTCGACGAGCAGCTTCTTTATCTTCTTCAATACCAGTATTCCATAGACGAGAATTCAATTCGCCTACTGGATCTGGTTGGCCGATAGATGTGAGAGACTTTTCAATGTACCATTGACCTGTTGGTCCTTTAAAACCATGGTCCCAGTACCGTGCCCAAGGCAGTTCTGCACCTTCACGAGCAGGAAGGAATCGCAGAATGGCGTAACCATTACCCGCTTGATCTACTGTAGGTTTCCACAGACGTTCGTCTGCATAGGATTTCTTCTCGCCACCACCACCGGTTGCTTCAGCAGCTTTAATGAGTTTAGAGATATTATCCTTGTTACGCTTTAGATTTGCAAAAGACATTTATTTTTCCTTGTATTGCTGTAGTATTAACTGTATTATTATACAACATTCTTACGTTGTTGTACACCGTATTTATAAATTTTGTTTCGACTTCTTTCGTCGGAGTTTTCTCATTCTCGTATAAAACCTTTCAGTTTTCGACAGTAAGGTTTTTTTAAGCATCTTACGTTTATCACGAGCTGCCTCTGATTTTGCCATACGTTCGTCACGAGTTTGTGTCATAGTACTCTCCTATTCAAAAAGTAGTGTATTTCCTTTCGGAAGATAGTTAAGCCGCATTGCTTCGGCTTCAATTTTGTCTCGAATCGGGGTGGATATAAATTTCTTTACATCCTCAGGATCAATGTTATTTTTATCACAGACGTCGAGAACAGCGTCCATGTATGACATTTTCTGCTTGATGACAGCGTTCTCAATAAGAACACTGAATTTCGATTTAGTTAAGAATTTTGATTCAATCATAGTCACTCCAAGTCATACCTAGGTCTTCATAATAGACACCATGAGTACGTTTAATATTACCCTCTTTATCATACGAAGGAACTACACATTTCCATTTCATAAGAGACTTACCGTACTCACCGTAAAACCCGTCTATATAGGTGCCATCACGTAAATAACGTTCTAGATTACGGATGTATGCTTGACAATTATGATATCGACTATATGCTCCAGTTTTATTTTGAGGATCCATCTTCATAGCTTTACGCTCTGATGACATAAGATCCTTTTGTGTTTTAATCCAATGCCGTACGCTCTTTAGAGACATAGGCTGATCGTCTGGAATAGCTAAAACACTTTCATGAATGTTTTTATAGGTGGGAGGATTATTCTTCATACGCTTTTCGCGGGCTAGCTTAAGACGTTCAGCAGCTGCTTCACGTTGTTCGGCTGACATTGGCTTACGCTTCTTACGAATTTTCACAGGTTTGTTCATCATATATTCCTCATCAATAACACTATTCTAACACAGTTTTAATCGGATGTACACACTTATTTTTCGTCGAGCGCAAATAATTCTATTTCGCCGTCGGATCTGCGTTCCCATCTGACCATATTTTCATTAATAAGATAATCTATAGTAGCATCAACAATTTCTTGTCGATGTGTTTCATTGTCTCGTTTACCTAATACATATGTAAAATACGAAACTGCGCACGTAACAATTGCAAAAAACACTTCGAGTGAAATATACATGTAATCTCCTTTTTATTTATTTATTAAGAAAAAGAAATTACTGAATCGGTTTTAAATGACCGCCATCCTTTATTTTCTACATCCCAAACTGCTATTACATTTTCGTTGCGAGACTTTACATCACGCTGTGCTTTGTCAGTTCCAATAGCTGATTCTTGTAACGTACAAATCATAGTACGTTCCGTTCCATCAACTTTTTGAAAAATGACTTTGCAGTTGCGTTTAAGCAACTCTTCAATCATTTCATTACGGTTCACAATTTTCTCCAATTCAATTTCCATCATCATTGCTTTCGCCTCCATTAAATAATTCAGGTTTGAGTCTAATTACCTTCTCATCCTTTTCGTCCTTTTCATAAGAACTTTTCAAAATAAATTTATTGATATCGATGAGTGCACTGCTATCATCAACCCAGCTGGAAATTCCTATTTCCTGTTTAATTACTTCCATGCTTTCGGTCAGATGCCTGTTAATGTTATCAATGCTTTCATTCCAAGCTAACGTTACTTCGCATAGAGTATTGATCTTCTTATCCATGTCATCAAGCTGAGCCTTAATAGGGTTCAGCATCAATTCCATTTCAATTCCATTAATCCCATTCGTTGTCGTATCTGGTTGTTTCATACAAGGTTTCTCCATAATATTCTTTTGCATATTTTGATGCATCAGTCCACGCGTAAACATTGTTTCCTTCTTTAGGAATGTCCATGAACGAACGAGCTTTTTTAGGTACACGTTTTGTGAGAGTTTTAGAGCTGGCCTTTACTTTAGCCATCCGTACCTTTGTTGCTTTTTCGACTTTTTGTTTATGTGCGATTTTAGCGATAAGTGCAAGACGGTCTGCTTTTTGTTGATCAGTCATATTATTCTCCATGTTATAAAATCATACTACACTAAAAACACAGTAATGTACATGTGACAAGTTGTCACACCTACTCATAATTCATCACGTAAGAACCTTCAGGCAATCTCCATGCTCGCATTAGCTTCAAATACATTTCAGGTTTCATAGTAATTACATCAAACTTTTGCATCTTCTCATTCCATTGCCGAATGTGTATATAGTCTTCAAACATAAAGACTGACACATCCTCCAACTCTCCGGTATCGTCTAAGACAGTGATAAGCGTTTCATCCATATCAAACTCGACGGTAATCATTTGTTGCTCTTTCTTTACTCAGATAAGTCCACACTACCTTTATATAGTGAGCATCAAGGATATCGCGATACTCAATAGCATCTAATACACAATTAAAGATTTTACCGTTGACCTTAATCATCCCCAATCCTTCTTATCTCCAGACACTTCATTGTACTCGTAGCCAGCATAATATTCTTGGATTTCATCTTTAGTCATATCTATGGATTCTACCCGAAGTGCTTTATAAGTGCCACTAGGCCAATAATGGGGATCAACAGTACGACCATAGTACGAATCAGCGCTTCCGCGGTCAAAAGGACCGCCATGCCTAACCGTGTCAGATTGTCCGAAGGTAACATCGTATGTGACTCCTCCAAATTCAAACCATTCTTTTTCATCTTCTTTTCCTTTCATATAGTCACCGCACGTTGTAAATTTAAGATCCATATGCTTCCCCTCCATAATAATTTCTATAGATGTGATCCAACTTGTTACGCTCAGGATGCTTGCGGATCCACATACCAGTGTCAGGCTCAAAATGCTTTTTAAAAAAATTGTCTAGTTTACGATTACCAGTCTTAACCGTAATATCAATTTGTCTAGACAATTCATCAAAAGAAGCATCAGACATAACAGGATCGTCTTTATATTCGTAAGCGTATGCTGCTACCGAAAGACGAATCCTATTACGTATTTCCTGATTTACGCCTTCCATTATGCTGCTATCTTTGGATTGTGAGAGAAAGCTACGAAGCCAATTGGAGCGATAACCGCTACTGTACCATCTTCAGCGACAATAACATCACCAACTGAAAGTGAAGACATACGACCTAAACGCTCAATGTTTTCGTCAGGACCGATGTTACCAACCTCGAAACAATCGTTGTAATCTTCGGCTGTGATGTTAGCAACGTGAGTGTAGTAACCAGCATCAAAAGCATCAGAAGCCAGACCACCGATTTTATTGCCTGAGAAATCCATAGACATTTTAGTCTTAGCTGCAAAAGCTGGTACTGAGTCGAAGTCACCAGACTCGTTAACTGTTTTGCGCTGAGCTGCTGTGAGTTGGATTTGGTATACTGCGAATTTCATGACTATCTCCTCATTTGATGTAACCATCCTACACTATTCAAAAGCGTTTGTACACAGTTAATTTCGCTTTTTGCAAAAATAGTTTTGTTGAGAATCAATCACTTATAAAATAGTTAAATTTAATTTTTCTAATTCTTTTTCAAGTTTCGGATTTTCTGGTATTGCTTTATGGAATTTATGGTTATTATTACCTGTATAAGAAGATATGTATTTTATAGCTTCATTAAATTCGACAACGTCATATTCTTGATTTGTGTTATCAAGCCACTCTTTTATATGGAAATAATGTTTTTGTATTTCCTTTTCTAGTGTAACCCAATCTCTATCTTTATGCTCATCCCACTTTGCATCATTTATAATAAATCTATCTTGAGCATGCCAAGCACCTGTAGCTAAAGCAAGCAATGTAGATTTATATCTGGCAACTGCATCTTCTCGATATAAAATTATATGATGGTAGTCCTGCTGCTGACTCAAATGTTGTATAGCTTTTTCTATTGATGAGCCAATATGATCATATCCTGATAAATGATAACAAAAAGAGTAGTTGTTATCAAAAAGATATGTTAGCTCGCTATCATCCTTTTCAAGAGGTAGATGCCCCTTAGTCTCGTGCCCGACCTGATTATTCTTGACTTTATAATCATAATATAAACCGAGACTTGCTGTTCTAGCTGATGCCCATATTATAAATGGCTTGCCTTTATTTCTCAGCATTATTGCACCACTGTAAACATGGTCCAGGAGTTGTATCATAACTTTCCCATGATTCAGGCAAAGTTTCGTTAAACCATTCGGATTCTAAAATGTCATCTATATTATTAGTATTAATATTAAACTTTTCTCTTTGAGCATGATATTTCGCTAATACTTCATACTTAGAGAAAGTTAGTCCACTCTTATGATTAGTAGCAAGTGCCGTGTAATGTATATTTCCTAAGTAGCAGCATGGATATACTTGACCGTCAGGATTAATTAATATAGTGTTATCCTTTTGCCACATACATTCGATACACGGCTTATCTGATGTAGGCATTATCTAAGTCTTTCATTTGATTTTTATCTTTAGTCTGTCTGGACTGAACAAATTCTTCTGCTCGGTCAACCCACTCACTATTCATAATATGTCTTGATAAATCTTTTCTAGTCATTTCTTCTAAAAACTCTTCTTCTCCATCTTCATTTACAAATCTAAATTTATTGTTAACTAAAAATCTGTCTGATTTAATTACATAACATTCATTAGCGCCATACATTTTAGCTAGATTCATCATGTCGTAGGTGTAATTTTCGTTGTGCTTAAACAAAATAATAAAAGCTTTTACATTGGCTGGAGTATTAGAAATCGCTTCCATGTTTTCCAATACTTTGTCTAGTTCAACGCCTCGACGATATTTGGCATGCATTTCATTATTAATGCCATCAATATCAAAATAGATTAGTAATCTATCACCGCAATAACTACCTAATTTTTCCCACCAGCTTGGAGATCTTAATCCGCCATTAGTGTTAATATGAATTGTTGCATTAGAGTGATCTATAATATGTTTACACATTTCTAGTAGATCTTTACTCATAAGCGGATCACCCCACGTTCCGCATAGCCAAAATTTGCCAATTCTATCCATTGAACCAGCAGGAAATGCATTTACAAATTCTTCGAGATCCCACTTCTTTAGTGGTAACCAATCCATTTTATCTAATCCGTTTGGATCGGTCCTGTGACATTGAGGACACGCCGCGTTACAGAATGTAGAAATATCTAACCATACCGTAATACCTTTAAGGTCAGAGAATAGTCCCATTAATCATCCTCTTCGTAAATATAAAGACGATTTATATGAGGTTTCTTTTTACTAAATTTATATTTTATTTTATAATATAATCTAATAAATTTACTCTGTATTTTTCCAAGCATTATAAAATTCTTTCGCTATAAGTTCGTGTCCAAGTTGGTTTGGATGACCATCGTTCGGAGCAATACAATATTTTTCATTTTGATAATTGATAGAGGCCTCGTAATTATATCCACCTAAAACTTTAACAAAAGGAAATCCTATTATAGATTCTTCTTTTTTTAAAACATCATACAAAAAGACTTCATGCATATGATCGATTAGCCATGCATCCATACTTTGCTTAAGCGGGTTTTCAAGACCAAATCTTTCTAAATAATGTTCGTGTGGAGGGAGCGGATATAAAAGTTGATAAATTAAAACTTTATATCCAAGAGCTTTTGCCATAGTTATAACATTATATATCTGTTGAAACGCATAATGAATTCTTCTTTTTCTATACTCGCCCCAAACATAATAATTCGGTAACCAGTCACGCGCAAAATTTTCTATACCCATTCGTTCACAGTCTCGCAATGCGCGCTCTTGGTCTTCAGGATTATTTGATATATGGCGAGGAAGCGAAACTAAGGGATGTTCTCCCTTTTCTATACTGTCTTTTAGTTGGTACATATAATATACAGCAGGGTTAAAATTAATTTCAGTGTATGTAGAGTATTCTCGCCACCAATCTGTCAATCCTAGTACTATTAAATTTTCTGGATGTGGCTTTATATTACGCTCTTCTGAAAATACAGCTCTTTGTATTCGGTCAATTGATTTACTTAAACTAGCTCCGCCGCGGCCAGTATTAATTACTTTATAATCTATTCCGTGCTTATCTTTAATAATATCAGCTAAAACTTGTGGCCAAGCCTTGATTTCATTAACTCCATGGCTTTTTGAAAAATATTGCCAGTTATTTGGATCAGTAAACGAGCATCCTCCGGCTACTAGTACAGGTTTTTGCATAACAAATCTCCTCTAAATTACTCTTTATTTATAAATAGCTTCAGGAACAATGGAGGACGGCTCGAGATGATCGATCCAGTAACGGCTATAGCTGGGGCTACAGCTGCATACAATGGCCTTAAGAAAATGATGGCTGTGGGGAAAGATATATCTGACATGGCAGGCACACTATCGCAGTGGGCTGGCGCAATGTCTGACTTAGATTTTGCTCACGGTAAGGCAGAAAACCCGCCGATGTTTAAAAAGATATTTGGTGCAAGTCAAGTTGAACAAAATGCATTGGAAGTCTGGGGACACAAACAGAAGGCAAAGGAGATGCGTGAGGAATTACGGTCTCATATTTCGCTATTTTATGGTCCATCGGCCTGGGACGAGATTGTACGGATTGAAGCCCAGATGCGTAAGGAGCGTAGAGAGGCCGTATATAAAA